CTAGGCATGTCCTCTAACCGTAATATGGCATTAGATACATTTAGAAATGTTGCATACACAATTGAAGATAATCAATTCTTAAAAGATCAGGTAAGACAGATACGTTTAGCTAATGGTCAAGAATCAATAACACTACTTAATGGCGCAAGGTATGAAATAGCAGCAGCTACACGAGATGCACCACGTGGTAAGACTGCCGATTTCTTGTATTTAGATGAATTACGTGAATGGTCCGAAGAAGCCTTTACAGCTGCATTACCAGTAACACGTGCTAGATCTAATTCAATGACTTTAATGACAAGTAATGCTGGTGATGGGTTTAGCACAGTTCTTAATGATTTAAGAGAACGTTCATTATCTTATCCGCCTGTTACTTTGGGTTATTACGAATGGTCAGCACCACAGCACTGCAAAATACATGACCGCAAAGCCTGGGCTATGGCTAATCCAGCACTAGGATATTTTGTAACAGAAGAAACATTAGAAGAAGCGGTAAACACAAACAGCATAGAAGCTACACGTACTGAGATGTTATGCCAATGGGTAGATTCAACAGTAAGCCCTTGGGTCTATGGCAGTATAGAAGCATGCAGTGACAGTACGCTAGAGATTCCTGTCGGGCCAATGACTATAATGGCCTTTGATATTGCACCGACAAGAAGATCAGGTGCGTTGGTTATGGGTCAAATGAAAGACGGCAAGATAGCAGTCGGACTTGCACAGCTTTGGCATAGTGATATTGCAATAGATGAAGTCAAGATGGCTAGTGATGTAAATGAGTGGGCACGTAAATACCATCCACACATTATCTGCTTTGACAAGTATGCCACGCAGTCAATAGCAACACGTTTAGAGCAAAGCGGATGGCGTATGCAAGATGTATCTGGTCAGGCGTTCTACCAGGCATGCTCGGATCTATCGGATGCTATGGCTAACGGCAGAATGGTGCATAGTGGTCAGGCAGATTTAGTACAGCACCTAAATAACTGTGCAGCTAAGACTAGCGACGCAGGGTGGCGTATCATCAGACGCAAATCAGCAGGCGACGTGACAGCCGCTATCAGTTTGGCTATGACAGTTAGCCAGTTGACACTTCCACAACAAACCGCGCAAATATTTGCGTAACTTGCACTATATATCCTATTTATGGTATAAAGTATACATATGGGTCTATTGTCTGCTTTGGGTATAACAAATAAAAAAGAAACCGTACAAGCGCAATATTCCCCTGCGATTATGGACACAGCTTATGGCTATGGTTCATTTACAACAGGTGTAGGTAATTTTCCTGGCGGATTAGATCGTAACCTTGCTATGCAAGTACCAGCTGTATCGCGTTGCCGTAATTTAATTGCAGGTGTAGTAAGTTATTTACCATTAGAGCTGTATAAAAAATCTACAGGTGCAGAATTAGCGAAGCCACTTTGGTGCGATCAACCAGATATTCGACAGCCACGATCCGTCACTATCTCGTGGACTGTCGATAGTCTTATATTTTATGGCGTTGCATATTGGCGTGTTACAGAATTATATGCAGATGATTTAAGACCATCACGATTTGAATGGGTTGCTAATAACCGAGTTACATTTACTACTAACAAATTTGGCACAGAAGTTGACGAATATTTTATAGATGGTGTTAAAGCACCCATGTCTGGTATTGGTTCACTTATTACATTTCAAGGACTAACACAAGGTGTATTACAAACGTCTGCACGAACAATACAAAGTGCATTAGATTTAGAAAAAGCCGCAGCTGTATCTGCTGCAACACCAATGGCAACAGGATTTATTAAAAACACTGGCGCAGATATGCCAGAATCACAAGTACAAGGATTATTAGCCGCATGGAAATCAGCACGTCAAAATAGAAGCACAGCATATTTAACTAGCACATTATCTTATGAAGCAGTCGGCTTTAGTCCTAAAGATATGATGTATTCGGAAAGCCAACAGTACCTTGCCACGCAAGTGGCCAGAGCCATGAACGTACCTGCATATTACATAAGTGCAGATATGAATAACAGCATGACTTATCAAAATATAATTGATGGTCGTAAAGAGTTTGTAGCCTATTCACTACAGCCTTATATCTGTGCCATAGAAGATCGCCTAAGTATGAACGATATAACAGCTGCTGGACATATTGTGCGTTTTAATATTAGCGAAACTTTTTTACGATCAGATGACAAGGCAAGACTAGAGACAATAGAAAAAATGCTAACTCTAGGACTTATAGATTTAGATCAAGCAAAGGAAATGGAAGATCTAACACCTAACGGAAATGAGAGCGATAATGCTACTTACATTCAGTAGTCAGATAGAGAGCGCAGATAATGAGCGCAGAGTTATAGCAGGCAAGATCGTGCCCTTTGAAGAGGTAGGTAATACTTCTGTAGGTAAAGTGGTCTTTGCTAAAGGTTCAATAGAGATCGGTGACCCAGGTAAGGTTAAGATGCTTATGCAACACAGCTCAGAGCGTCCTATTGGCAGAATGCAAAAATTTAATCAAGCAGAAGATGGCATTTACGCATCATTTAAGATCAGCGCATCAATGCAAGGTCAAGATGCTTTAATTCTTGCAGGTGAGCAGTTAATTGATGGTTTGTCAGTCGGTGTAGACGTTAATAAGTCTGTACAGAAAAAAGATTATTTATATGTAACTAGCGCAATCTTAAAAGAGGTTAGCCTAGTCGAAAGCCCAGCGTTTAGTAACGCTCAGGTAACTAAAGTTGCTGCTAGTGAAAACGAAGCAGAGACACCAATCGAAACTAAAGAAAGCGAGACTCCTGTGGAAGATTTAGCAACAGCACCACAAGAAGCAAAGGCAGAGGCTGCTACTCCTACAGTAGAAGCCGCACGCCCAACAATTACAGCACCACTTATTCAAACAACTATTCGTACGCCAATTACATCTATGGCTGCTTACACAGAGCACAAGATTAAGGCTGCATTAGGTAATGATGATTCAAAGCTATATGTAACAGCTGCGGATGATGCGTTTTCAAATAACGGTGCATTTAATCCAACACAATATCTAGCCGAGTTTGTAACTAATACACGCTTTGGCACACCTGCTATTGATGCATGTTCACAAGGCGTATTACCACCAAACGGCATGACTATTAACGTGCCATCACTTGTTACTAGCTCAGGTGGCGGAACAGGTGTAGCACCAACTGTAACTGTAGAAGCCGAAGGCGGCGCAGTAGCAGCAACAGGAATGGAAACAAATTATTTGTCAGCAACTGTATCTAAGTACAGTGGCATGAATACGCTATCTATTGAGCTTCTAGAAAGAGCAGGATATCCTGGCTTTTATGAGGAGTTAACTAATCAATTAACACAAGCATATTTGAAGACACTTGATACCACAGTACTAACTGCAATTCTTGCAGCTGGTATGAACGGCACAAATACAACTGCTGATCTAGATGGTATTGTTGCATTTACTACAGAAGGCGCACGTGAAGTGTATAAAAACACTGGTTACTTTGCACAGAATTACATCGCTAACCCAGCACAATGGGGTGCGTTAATCGGTGCACAAGATACAACAAAGCGTCCAGTATTTAATGCGTTACAACCAATGAACGCAGCTGGACAAGTTGGCCCACAATCAATTCGTGGATCTGTACTTGGCTTAGACCTATATGTGGACAAAAACTTCTCAGCAACTACATTTGATGATGATTCTGCAGTAATCCTTGCACCAGAGGCATTTACTGTATATCGCTCAGCACAAAACTTTATGTCTGTAAACGTAGTATCAAATCTACAGGTGCAGGTTGCAATTTATGGATACATGGCAACACTTGCCAAGATGCCTAACGGAATCTTAAAGTACAAGAAGACCTGATAAGAACCATTTAGTAATAATCCCCCGGGGTTTAGTAGCCCTAGCCCTGGGGGAGCTTTTTTAGACAAGGAGTAAAGATGCCAGCCAGTTATGTAACCGAAGCTGAGTTACGCAGTAATTTAGGTATTGGCACACTCTATACATCCCCAACAGTTGAAGAATGCTGCCAATCAGCAGAAGATTTAGTTAACCAATACTTATGGTTTAACACTGCCCCGGTAGTAGGCACAGCATTACAAGACAACGTAGCAACAATTATGCTAGCAAATCCGAATGCATTTGTAGCCACACAATCAATAACTGTAAGTGGGTGTGGTGCGCCATTTAACGGCACTTACACAATTACTGGCACAATACCGCCCAGCACAGGCACAACTAGCCTTATACCAGTATTCATGTATCAGTACGGACAAAATAATTATCCAAGCGGATATTCATTTGTGCAATATGCAAGAACAGCAACAAATCAAACTTTTCACAAGGTAGTACCTTATGGCGTAGCCACAGGCCCAGACCACAAAACCCAAGCTTATGCGAGCACCCCTGCAATACGAGAAGCGGCCATGATCGTAGCCGTAGATATCTGGCAAGCTAGACAAGTTAGCCAGACGGGTGGGGTCGGTATGGATGGGATCACTGCCA